CTGTTATTTAGCAACCAATTCCCTTAAAGAAGAAATTCGACCATCTGAAAAGACAAAGCAGAATAAAATTCGTACTTTTACGGCATTGAATTGCAATGCGACAGTGTCAGGAAATCGATTATTTGCTGACATGAATGAGAAAATGAATGCCTCATGGTTGAAGAGCAGTAGTACAGTTGGTTGGACACCAATGTATGGAAATTGGAGCCGTATGATACGCAAGTTGGCAGTTTTTAAGAATGGATATGCGTTAGATGAAAGTGAATATGATAGTAGCTTACGCGCCTATATGATGTGGGGATGTGCAAAATTTCGTTGGGAGTGTCTTCGTGAAGAGGATAGGACTCCAGAAAATTTGCAAAGAATTAAAACTTATTACCGAAACCTTGTGAATACTGTGATTATTACACCAGAAGGGATTCTGGTGATGAAATTAGGTGGAAATCCATCCGGTTCAGTGAACACTATTAATGATAATACTCTTATTTTGTTTACCTTGCTTGGATATGCTTGGATTAGAAATCATCCTACTCCGAAAATTACTGATTTGAAGGAATTCCTTAGCAACACCTCAATGTGTTTGTGTGGTGATGACAACACCTGGACAGTATCAGACTGGGCCCATGAGTTCTTTAATGCTACTTCAGTGATTGAAGCATGGAAACAAATTGGAATTACTACTACTACGGATGATTTGAATCCGAGATTAGCAGAGGAACTCGATTATTTGAGTGCTCACACTGTTTTTGCAGGTGGCATGGCTGTTCCGCAGTACGACAAGGAGAAAACTATTACTAGTCTCCTATATAGTGCAAAGAAAGATCAGACTCCTGCTCTCGCCTTGGTGCGAGCTTCAGGATTAATGATTAATGCGTACACTGACGTGGTAAATCGCAAATTTTTTCGATCAGTTATCAATTGGTTGATTGCCAAATATGATGACATTTGTGCAGAAGACCCGGAATGGATTGTAGCAAAAACTTGTGTTTTATCAGATCAAAGATTACATGAAATTTGGACAGGGCGAAATATTTATTTAGAGCCACAAGGAAAATGCCCGTCTGGTTTTCGTTCGTGTTCAGTGAAATCCCTTTGCACAAGATGTAGAGGAGAAAAGTACCCAGAAAGGACTGATTTTTCCACCCTTTATGGAGGTGACAGCATGCAAATTGCAAGTGCAATGTTACCAAATACCATGAATTACATTGACCTTCTTCCAAAAGAAGGGTGGTTGAAATGGGTTGCAAATACTGTTGGCCGAAATGTTTCAACACCAGCTCATGTTCTTTTGAATTCAATTGAACCTCATTTGAATAGTCAAACATTGTTGCGTTTAATGGAGGCTCCATTGAGTACTAGTTTGAGCATTTTGGCTCAAACAACTTATAGTGTTTTGACTCATGATCAAACAATTGATTATGCCTTTAACAAAACAAAGGATGCTGTTATGAATTACTACGCAGCTACAGTTACTACTGGGTATCCAGTGCTCGAACACGGTGGTGCTGTTTCACAGGATGCTGTGTTGGCCCTGTCAGCAATTCAGACCAATCAAGGGATGAGTGCTATTCACGAGGAAGCTTTACGAGTTGCTTTTGAAACTCAGGATTCGGCTATGCAAATAAGAAATAAACCGAATAAAACAGATATGTCTGTAAATGTGAATGTGCAGGGGAAGGGTAAAGGTCGTGGTGCAAAGCGCCAAGGAAGGAAACCTAAGAAAGCAGTTGCTGCTGCTCAACAGAAAAAGAAACAGCGTGCGCGCCCGAATAAGCGCAAAAACCAAGGGCCAAGACGTACTCAAAAGAGTGGCGGAAGGGCTTTGGCTGGAAAAGGATCAACTCGAAATATGACTATGAACAAGAAAAGTTTTGTTATCGAGGAAGATGAATATATCGGTGAAATAGCCGGTAGTGTTGGTTTTGCAACCACAGCTTTCCCAGTGAATATTGGACAAACCGGAACGTTTCC